TAGTAAAACTAAAATCAGTAGAGAAAGGTCTACCATCTATCTCATCATACTGTTGATTACCTATACTATTAGACCTTCTTCTAAACATTCCATTTTTAATTAATGCATCTTTTTTAAGAGGCACTATTCTTACAGGGTTTTTGGCTCTTATTTCTATAGAGAACTTTAATACTTCATAAGCTGCGTGTTCTCTAGGGTCATAACCAATATATACTGTATCCATATCATTTCTAATCTTCATGCTCATATTAAAACTTCCATTCGTAATCTACAAAAAAAGTACCGGCCTCAAAACCTTGACCCATTCTTTTTCTTTCATATGCTATTTTTAATTTATCATTATTAGATAATTTTTTAGTAGCATAACTTCTAAACTTTGACCCATCATGTTCATTATCTAAATCATGATAATATCTATAACCTACTGAATCAAACCATGCATCTGCTTTTAATTGCACCACCATTAAACTTAATATTAATATTAAAATTATTCTCATTTACCTTGTCCTTTATATTTTTTATAGTTTCTACGTTTATGTTTATTCTTTGGTCTACTTCTACTAGACTTACCTATAGAAGTAATCTTTTTAAAAAAGTTTTTAAGTTTTTTACCTGCACCTATTGCTGCTCTTGCCATATAGCCATTATAACATAATTTTAAATATTATGCAACAAAAAAATTATACAGCATTTAGTGCATTAACTATTAATAATAAACATATTACTATAACAATAAAGTCAAGCATATATTAAATATCTACTAACTCACAAGAACCTGCAGTACATGCCAACTCTTGTGAACCTCTAGTGTTATCTTCTTTTTCAAAGTCTTGTAACATAGCCCAATCTATTTTCTCAGGCATCTTAGATTGTAAAGAATTGTACTGCTCTTTATCTATATCTTGATAAGGTGCTTGTTGATACGTATGGTCTGAGAAAGGTAAGAAAGATACACCAGAAAGATAATCAAAATTATCCCAACACCAGTTACCTACATTTACCCATTCTTCTTCTTTTACTGATATAGTTACAGAAGGTTTATGTTCGCACCAATATTGTGCATAAGTTTTCCATATTTCTAATTGTTCAATAGCTGAATAAGTATTTCTAAATACAGCACTTTCATCACATTTCATAGGAAAAGAAAACACTGTGGTGTGGTCTGGCTTCATTACATCTGGTTCGTTTGGTATACCTTGTGCTTTCATAAACTCTGTAAGTGGGTCTTTATTATCACCTCTGACTGTTCTAATATAATGTGAGTTATGTCTAGCATGAATACCACTAGCACTATCAACCAACTGACTTACTGTTCCTGAAGGTTTAACACAAGTAATCGCTGTTGACTGTGGTATACCCAATTTATCTGCCCATTCTTTATTAGTTACAACAGCTTTATTTTTCATACTTTGTAGCATATCTGGTAATCTATGTCTTCTTCTATTTATAAGAGAGTTATCCATAATACCTGTAAGAGATACACCAAGCAATCTTTCTTCCTCTGTATTCTGTTGCCATCTTTTTCTTAGATAACCAAAATCTGTAAGTGTAGCTTGTATTGTTCCTAATATGGTAGCTACTTCTATTTTATCATGTAAACTTTCTTCAGTATCCGTAGGTCTTACTACTACCTCTGTAAGATTACAAAACTGATTAGGTCTTAATATAATTTCACTGCAAGGATTAGTACCAAAAGCATAATCACCACTACGTCTACCATTTTCTCTAGCTTTTTCTTGTGCTGAAACTCTGTTGAATATACCTCTCTCACCAGACTTACTTTCATATAAGGCCAACCACTCCTTCATAAAAATACCTGCATCTGGTTTTTCAGTATAAACAACAGAGTTATTTGCCAGTGCTCTTTCAGGGTTTGTGTCCCACCATGCACCAGATTTGGCAACTCTTAATCTTTGGTCCGAGAGATTACTCAAAGATATTAGAGCTGACCTACGTACACCACCTACAACCACTACTTCACCAGTTTTGCACGCAATATCGTGACACTCCATAGTATTTAATTTTCTACCTCTAGCACCTTTAAACTTCTCAATAACAAAATCAAAAAGATTAACTAAAGGTTGTGGGCCACTTGCTCTACCACCAAATGTTTTTAATCTTTCTCCAGCAGGTCTTACTTTGCTAACATTTATCTTCGGTATTCTACAAGTATAAAGATAAGATATTAAATCTTTAAATCCTCTGGCCCAACCTTCTTTTGAGTCGGCAACAGAAACAACATCATCTGTTTTCTCAAATTCTCTATCTGGAATAGTAGGCAACTTATTTACGTACTGTCTTTCAACAGAAAAACCTACACCTGTTCCATTCATTAATATGTAAAGTATTTCATCAAATGCTTTTGGATTATCAATAGGAATATAAGAACAGTTATAACCGGCAATGTTTTCTCTCTCTAATGCTGTGCCAGCAGTCATTAATGCTCTCATAGAAGGCATAACAGAAAGACCAATGATATAATCTTCTATCTTTCTCCATGTCTCACTGTCTACTTCTACACCTAAATTTTTCTTTAAATGTATCTGCATAAAATTACTTAATCTGGATACTGTTTCAATCCATGTCTCTCTTCTGCCTTCATCAGGCAACCATCTAGAATATCTAGATAGATGTATAAAACTTTGATATTCGGTTGGTAAATAGTTATTCATCCTTGTACTCCATTTCTAAAATCATTTCTGCATAGTGTATTACTTTCTCTATATCTTTTTTGCCTTCACCTTTTCTTCTATGTCTTGTAACATATTTAATTATATTACCTTCAAGAAAAGTTAAATCATTACCTACAATATATTCTACAGGTTGTATCTTACAATCTTTGTAATGACTACCACCTACTTGTTTTAATGTAGCTTGTATTGCTTTCTTTTTTAAATCTGTTTTTTTAAAACCTTTACTTTTTACTGTTTCTTTTATTGCATCATCCATCATGCCCATATTTGCTTGCTCCTCGTAATTTATCATATCTTGATATAGTTTATCAAAATTCTGTTCATATGTCAAATTTTTTTTTGTTGTCATCTTCGCCTCTTAAAACATTTCTTATTCTTTTTCTTAAAAATTTTTTATTGCTTGCATTCATAACTTTGTAGGCAAATGACCTAGCTTTGTTTGGTTTAACTCCGGCCATTTGACAAACTGAATGAAAGTTTTTACATGTCACTCCAACACTTGTAAAAAACCAAGACTCTGCTCTAGCTTTATTTACTTTGTCTTGCGGTGTAATAACATTCTTTGATACATCTAATAGTGCCTGAAGTATTACAGACAAAAATAATCTCTTCTCAGAGCTGTTTGGTTCTGAGTAAAAAATATTTTCTATCTGTATTATATCAGGTTCGTCTTTCACTTTTTAGTTTTCTTACCATGTTTATACATAGGATTATTTTTACCTCTATGTATTCCCTCTAATACTTTTCTTTTGTTAAAAGGTGCACAAATTTTTGAATGATGTTCTCTATCAAAATTAGCATAGGCATGTTTAGTATTTTGTTGTGGTGTAACCCACTCTAAATTATCTACTCTGTTATTCCATATATCTCCATCTATATGATTTACTTGATGAGTTAGTATTCCAAATCTTAATTGAAAATTAGGAGGAATATTAGACCACCATAAATATCTATCAAACAAATTAAAAGGTACAAAGTTTAAAGCAACCATTCTATGTTCTCTAATACTAACATTCTTTTTACTTTTAGCTTGGTTATTTACATGACCATCTAAACTTATTTGATATTTAATATAACCTTTACCATCTCTTTTTCCTCTTTGTGTTCTTTCATAACTCTTCTTCATTATTCTATTAGTTTTTAAACTTTTTAAATTTCCATAATTACTTATTTCATAACCTGGTGCTCTAATCCACTTATTATCTTTTATAAACATTAATGGTTTAAATATTTCTTGCATTATTTTACTTCTTCTACATTCGGTTCTTTCTCAATATGTGTGAGATACCTTTGCCCAGTCGAATACTTAAAAGTACGAAGTCCTTTACCATCATTAGCATCACTCCAACAATCATGCTTATAATTGCAATACACACAACCAGTGTCGAGCCTAAAGTTACCAGACTTTCCATCAGGAATTGCTTGATAACATTTAGCTGGTGGTACATTTGATTTAACAACTTTCTTAATCCTTTGTATTCTATCTCTTGCATTTATCATCTCCAACGAATGTACTTTTGTATAACATATCTCTCCTGTTGATTTATTAATAACTAGAAAGCCGGCCTCTTCTACACCATTGCCTTCAGCATACGCAGATATTTGTGGTATGTAACCAAAAGGGTCATCACTAGATAAATTATTATATTTAAATTTATTATATCCTCTGCCAGATGCACTCTTACAATCTACTAAAACTCCATCAATAAAACAATCTTGATGTCCTTTGACTCCTTCTACTTGAACTTGCTTTTGTTGTTGTGTTACTTTATGTCCAGATATAGAGGCCAACATAATTAACAACTCCTCTAAAATATAACCATAGAGAAACTTAATTCTAGTGCTTGGTGCTAAAGGTTTATTGTGTGGTTTTTTAAAATCATACCACAACTGTCTGTCAGGTCTACCTATTGTTGATAATCGTAACCTAGGTTTATCCTCTGGCATTTGTTTTAAGAAATCTTTTACATGTATCTTAACAGTTTTAGCAAACGTATCTATACATTTATCTACTTCTTTTTCAGTTAGTTCTTTATTCTTATTACTAAAAAGATTATAGATATCATCTACTAATGTTTCTATTTTTTTCATAATGTGTCGTGAGAGCTCTGCGTGTGTAAGACAAAGCTCTCACTATTCCTTATTAAGAGGCAAAAGGAATTTTTTCACTACCTGTTTCACCAGATATGTAACCATCAGAGACGACATCAAAGTCTTCTCTTTCTTCGTAAGGAATTAAATCTACAACCTGAACTTTTTTAAGGTCTGCAGATACTCCTTCCTTACCAGCATACTTCCACTCATACGTTGTGTAAAGTACGTTAACCTTAGAACCATTACCAACTAAATCAAGCATTGGTCTTTTTTGTGCATCAACTACAACAGGAGGGTTATTATCATTACCATCTTTTCTTTTAACCTTTCTTTTGATAGTAACATAATCGCCTTTAGTCTCATCAGTCTTTACGTTAAGACCATCTTTCTCTGCGATAGCTTTGTTGTCAGCATCTAGATTGCCTACATCTATTTGCCAGTTAGGTTCAAACTTTGTGTTAGGGCTTTGTATGCTCGCCCAGTAAGCAGTTCCACTTATGACACTCATTGGTGTTCTCCTTTTTTGGTTATTAAAACTTTATTATAACATGATTTATTATTTATTGTCAACACTTTTTTTAATTATAGTTTGAGAAAAAATATTCTGTATATTTATTAGATACATTTTAGATGCATTGTGGTCTCCGCCTGATACACTCCTAACTTGATTCTCATTAATAGATGCATTAATAATTTTCTTTAACATCTTAGTTTCAAATACTAATGTAGCAAACACTTCATCTCCCACACATAAATTATGAAACCAATAGTCTGAGTTAGTAGCATTGATACCACTAGGTTTACCATAACACTCATACTCTATTGCTATGTTACCTGTCTGTAACCACATACCTCTTTCAGATTTTACTTCTATCTTTTTATCTTGTAGCATATCAGCCACAATTTTTTCTCTTACTTGGCCATACTGTAAATCTAAGTCAAACTTCTTTCTGTCTTCTGTCTTTGGCTCTAATGAGTTTCTGCCCATGTTGTACCTACCTTGTAATCGTTATCTAAAGGACATCTTAGTTTTAATAAGTTCTCCGTTTCTTTTATAGCTATCTTTGTAATACTACAAAACTCTCCCACATCTTTGTTAGCCACTTCAAACTGGTATTCATCATGCACAGAGGCCACAAGTTTTACATCTAACTTTTTATTATATACTCTGTGAATAATACGTAGTAACCAATGCTTACAAATAATAGCACCAGCTCCTTGTAATAAAGTATTCAATGCTGAATGTGGACTACGAACTTTTAAGTATCTACCATCAATAGCTTTTATTCTTCCTTTGTAGCCAGCACTTTCTACCTGACTTCGTAGTCTTTTTAGTGAAGGTAAGTTAGACAAGAACCTGTTAATTAAAACATTACCTTGTTGCTTTCCAGCTCCTACTATCTTACCTATTTTTTCTGCACCAGCACCATAAAGAAAAGCATAGATAAATGTTTTTGCTTGGTCTCTATCTTTTATACCGGCCAACTCCATATTCTTTGTATGTATATCTCCATTCAATATCTCATCTGTATAATTTGTATCGTTAAGATAATGTGCAAGACAACGTAACTCCAAACCACTAGCATCAGTTCCTACTAATTTATATTTAGTAGTGTCTGATACAGTCCAGAGACTTCTACATTCTTTTCCATATGGTGAATATGTGGCCGGAACTTGTGCCATGTTTGGTGAGTTATGTGCCATGCGACCTGTAATAGTACGAAGTGTCATAACCCTACCATGTACTTTATTACTATCATCACATGCCTCTATCCAGGACTCTACCATTACTGCTCTCTTCTGCAATAAAAAATACTTTGCAAATCTTTCTGCAGTTAGTTTCAACTCCGGCTCTTTGATTGTTTTTAAAACAGCTTCATTGATTATTATATTTTCTTTATCAGTAAACTGTTTAGGTTTCCAACCTCTCTTCATCAACCTATCTGCTATCTGTTGACGAGAGCCTATGTTAAATGGTATCTCCTTTGTCTTCGTCTTCATCTCTACAATCGTAGGCTCAAACTCCTCCAACGACCATTGTTCTAAATCATAAATATCATCTTTTAATCTTGCTAATAATTCTTGTGCTTTCTGTATATTAAAAGCAAAACCATTCTTCTCTTGTTGGTCTACAATCAATCTAATATCATGCTCCAAGTCTATAGATTCTTTTGAGAAACCTTTACTTTCTTTTAGTAACTCCTTGTAAACAGCATGTGTAATCTCTACATCTTGTTTACAATAGTCTAGCATAGCTTCATTATATTTTAAAAAGTTTACTCCTTCACCGCCTTTAAGCATGTTTAATTTTTCACCCCATGCTCGTAGGCTATGACCTTTTTCTCTAATAGGATTAAACAACTGAGATAATATCAAAGTATCTACAATATTACCTGGAAGTATTTCTGCATCTAATAATCTATTTAATACTGGTGCATCAAATGATAAACCATTATGCATAATAAATGTATCTACATCTTTTGCCCAGTTTTTAAAACCATACATATTGCCTGAGTCCCATACAGTAATAACATTAGTATCTATATCTTTTACTACAATGCAATGTATTTTAGAAGGATTAAATCCATCTGTCTCAATATCAAGAACTACTTTCATTTGCTCCACACCAACTGCAGTCTTCTCCTTTTCCTATCTCCATTTCTGATTGTTCTTCTGGACAATAATGACTCCACATTTCTTGTTCACTAAATAACTCTTGTTGCTTTTCCATAGTAGGTAAATCAAACTTATGATATACGTCTACATGTGTATCACATTTAGGACAACTTAAATTACTAACAATATCGTAATGGTCTTCTTCTTCACAATCATGGTCTCCACCCCATATTAATTCTGTTCCACAATGCCAACATTTCATTATACTACTCCTTGTGCTTCATTAAATTCATCTTCAAATGGATTGTCTATTTGTGACATTCTACCAGATTTTTTATCATAATGCAAGTAAGAACATACACCAGTCTCTCCAGTATATCTATTTTTTAATATACGAATTGTTGTGGTGCATGCTATAACTTCATCATCTGCTTGTTGATTTCTTTCTAAAGCAATAACACTATCAGATAGGTGAGCAATACTTGCACTCCCTCTCAAGTGTGATAGAGTAACTTCCTTTCCATTCTCGTGTCCTAAGTCTCCTGATGGTCTTCTCAAGTGTGATACTAATAATAAACCTACTCCAGTCTCTTCAACTAAAGAACGCAACTTAGTCATCAATACATCAATAGATTTTCTTTCATCTCCTTCGTCTTGTCCACTAACTAAGATAGATAAATGGTCTAAGAATATCCACTTACAATCCAAAGACTTTGCCATATATCTAACTCTAGATAGTATCTCATCATTACCTATCGAACCAAAGTGGTCAAAGGCAAAGAACCTACCAGAGCCAATAGTATTTTTCTGCCATTGGTGTAACTGTTCTCTTGAAAATTGATTACGAATTTCTTTTATATATAATCTTTGATTAGCCTCCACTGACATAATGTTGAAGGCAGTATTCTTTGTACTCTCCTCCAATGCTAGTATTCCAATATTGTCATTAGAGTTTTTAAGAATGTGATGCATTAACTCACGCATGATTGAAGACTTACCCATGCCAGCACCAGAAGTAAATGTAACTAACTCTCCTGTTCTCATGCCATATGTTTTTTCATTCATAGCACTCCAAGGATAAGGTATAGTTTCACAATACTCCTCTTCGTATAATGAGTCTCCTAGTTTGGCAAGGTTCATTATGCCGGCTGGTGTATAAGATTCTGCACTCCACCAATCTTGCACGAAGTCTTTTGACTTACCTAGCTTTTGATATTCGTTAGGGTCTTTGTAATCCAGTCTAACTATCTTACACTTGTTTGGTTCAAATAATTGTGCCACTTTTTGTGAGGCCTCAATACCAGGTTTATCATTATCAAAACACACGACAACATTATCGAAACTGTTTAGGTACTCCAAGTGCTGTTTACAATTCTGTACCGCACTTTGTACTCCATTCTTGATTGATACGACTGCCCACTTGCTGCCTAACATTTCGTAAGTAGACATGGCATCTATCTCACCTTCAGTGATAGTAATATATTTACCACCGGACTTAAATAAATTTTGGCCAAACAGTAAGGCATCTCCCATATCTCCTTGAGACCATATTCTTTTTCCTTCTACTTGGCGAATCTTTGTAGCAACATGGCTACCTTCTGTATTAAAATATTCATAGTAATGGTGTGTTATCATTGAACCATTAGTTTTTATTTTTGTTCTGTATTTTCTAGCAGTATGTTCTGATATTCTCCTATCAGTTATGCTCCCATAATCACCAGTGCTAGAAACTCTGTTTTGTATTTCTACTACTTTGCTTTGCACTTTTGCCTCTCCTATGTTATTAAATCTTTTGTTACAAGAAAAACAGAAGGCATGCCCATCAGCATGAATGTTATAACCATTATTTGATTCTCCACAAGGGCATCTCCCTCTGCTTATCCACTTACTCTGCATTACATCATACCTAAGTAATTAGTAACTCCTACTGCAACTCCTATTAGAGTATACCATAATAAAAATTCTACCATTTTACTTATATTCCTTTCTTTCATTTATTTAAAAGTATAATAAAACATCATAATAAAAACATATAAAATCCATAATGATGTTAATAAAATAAATATATTAATTATTATATTATATATTATATTAAAATAATTATATATTATACTTATATATTTTTTTATGTCAATCAAAATCTTCTAACTTTGTTTTATAAACTTTTTCTGCTGAATAAATATCAAGATTTATGCTATTTTTACAATCGTTTTCTGCATATCTCTTGGCCTCTTCATTAGAGCAACCATCTCTTTTATATTCTTTAAATAGTTTTCGATACATTCTCTTTGCATCTTTATCCCAAAGATTACTCATAATCAACTCCTAATTATTATAAATTAAAAAAAATAAACTAATCAATAATAAGGCCGGAAAGATATTATTAACCCACAAGTTTTTAGGTTTTGTTGATTCCTTAAACCATTTACCGGTGGCCTTTAATCTTCTCTCTCTTGCTCTACTCATCTTAATCTATACTAGACTGTTTTTCTAAATGCTTTGCATCAGGCATCTCTGCATCTCCTAGCCAAACTCCGCCTGAAGAATTAGTTATTTGTTCTCCATTATCTTTTTCAACTCCTAATGCTCTTCTTAATTTATAATTTTCTTCATTTAATTGTTTTATTCTAACATAAGAGTTTCTTAATTGTTCTTGCAAATCTCTTACATTTTTTTCTAACATTTGTATTACTACTGGGTCGTACATTTTGCCTCCTATCTAGCTAAAATATATGCTATTAAAATTATAAACATTCCTAAAACTATACCTCCTAAAAAGTAATATAACATAAATACTTCACACATTAATTTATACTCTCTATTGTTACACCATGTTCAAGAGCAATGCTCACATTAACTCCCCATGATTTTAAAGTATCTAAGGCTTCTTCTTTTGTTTCAAATTTTAGTAACTTGTCATGCTCATCAACCAACTGGTCGACTGGAAAGTGTTCAGTCCAAGGACAATCTCTTAAAAATTTATTGGACTTAAATAAGTGATGTGATATCAGATACATCTTTATCTCTCTTTCTGTTATACTTCTTTTTACTTTTGACAATCTTCTGCCTATATCTTGTGTCAAGTAAATTTTTTGCCACAACATTTGGTATTCTTACTATAGGTTTTATTTTTGTCATAAAAGTATCTACATTCATTATATCATACATAGTTATACTTTGCAATACTAATCATCTTTATCCTCTAATAGTTTTCTACCTTTAACTAATGCTCTTTTTTCTGCAAAGGATATTACTTTCTTCTCTCCTGATAATGCTCCTATCTTTGGCGGTTTAGTGTCCTCCACGAGCTTTAAATCAGGTTTAAATGATACTTCATCTCCAAAGAAATAATCTTCTAGTTCATGAAATCCTCCTATGTGTAGAAAGATTTGTGGTACAGTTTTATGGCCGGCATTTTTAAATCTCCTAACCTTCTCCGCAGTATCTAATACTCTTTCTTCATATACTTCTTCCATATCATCTAACAATGCCTTGGCCTCTGAACAGTATATGCAGTTCTTTTGTGTGTATATAATATATTTAATCATCTTTATGCTCCTCTATTGTTACTATATCTGGATTGTAGTCCTCAGTATTGTATATAAAATTTTCAAATATTTCTATAGCTTTCTCTTTTGTGTCTGCAACTATATCATCTATAAAAGTATATTTTATTTTATATTTTTTACTCATCTTCATGCTCCTTTTCTACTTCGTGTCTTAACCTATGATTAATAATATCTAATAACATACTTGTTGCTACTGTGTTGCTTGGTGCAGTATCAAATGCTAAATCTGTAACTAATACTTGCATAGCAATAATAGTATTAGGTATGGTTACTTTTTCATGTATCTCATCAAATAAATCTAATACTTTATCTCTTACTAAATTAATCTGCTCATCATCTCCTAATGGTCTTTTGTCATCTAACTTAACTACTTTTAGTTTTGCTTTACTCTTTTTCATTATGTTTCTCCGCATGAAAATTTTCAAATAAATATTGTATATCTTTTAGCTTGTAAGCATAGTCTAATATCTCTTCATGACTATATCTTTCAGTAGCATCTATACCTACTAATGCTTCACATAGTTCTTCATACTTGTTCTTTAGTTCTTTATACTTGTCTAGCTTATCAGTTATGTCTGAGTTTACTACACCTTCAAAAAAATTATCTGCCATTATTCTTCTCCCATATATTTCTTGTTAATCATAGATTGTATATGTCTAATAATAATTTTTAGTTCATCTTTATTTAATTGAAATAAGTTTTCTTTTATTTCTTTTTCTAATTCTTTTATTTCACTCATCTTCATTATCCTCTATACTGGTTATATAAAATTCTTCACCGGTAGGAATAAATAATCTCTCTGATTCATACTGGTCACTTCTTTTCTCTGCGGTCTTCCTATCTCTGGCATTAATCTCCTTGCGATAGTAGTAAACTTTCTTGGCATACAATGTAAATTTAGCCACCTTGCATATCCTTTGATTCGTATTTAACAAACTTTAACTTCATTCTGTCATCAGGATTAGGAAAGTCAATTCCAAAATGCTCCCATATCTCTAGCATCTCATCTCCATATATCCATATCCAAGTATTTCTTTTAGGTTTCTTTTTTATTTTAATTGGTTTTGGTGGCATCTCTTTTCTCCTTTTTCCATTTTGTAAAGTCATCTAATTCTTGAAAGTGTG